TAAAGTTCCTGTTGTCCAAATAGGTTGTTTTGTTGTTGAGTCTAGATAATTATAAGTAACCATTCTATCTACTTCATCAGAACTTTCACTAGGATAAAACCAAGTTATTTCTCCAAACAAATTATTTAACCCACAGTTAATTAGATCACGTGATGTGTCATTAATACTGTCATAAACAAAGTCTTCTACTAGACACGGCATAGATTGTAACTGACCATCATAAGTAAAGAAACCATTTTCCGACATCCAATAAGCAGAGCCATCTACTTCCATACATGCATTTTTACCAAACAATCCACAGTTAGTTCCCACCTGTTCAAAGGAGAAAGTAAAAGGTTGTCCTACAAATTTCATCAAGAACAATGCAGTATCAGTCCACACATAAATTGCATCCCTACCTTTAATAGCTCCCATAATTTTAGAACCATCAGCAAGTCTTTGTGTACCTGCAGTATTTTCAGCCCGTACTGTGTATGAATCAGTTTGATCAATACTTTCCTGGTCCGAGAATCTTATAAACATATCGTCTTGTGTAGATTTAGTTCCTACAGTTGTTTCAGTTCCAAAAAATACTAAGTGTCTGTCTGGTGTTGATACTAATACATGTCGTGATGCTGTTGGTGCATTAGGTAATATAGTTGCTCTAGTTGATGTAGCATTTGTAGCTGCTGCATCCCACTCAAAGCATTTATCATTATATATAAGTGCAATTAATTTTGTACCAAAGTTATCTAATACCCATAAACCTGGGTCAATAGTAAAGTCAGTAGAAGATGCACTGCCCCAACCTGCGTATGAAGTTATGTTTGTAATTGCAGCTCCTGCACTATGTCCTGATTTAGTTGTGCCATTAACTTCTCTTGCTCCTCCACTTAAAGTATTTGTTGTGGTATTATTATTTGTATAAGAAATAAATTCATCCCCTATTTGTATTGTACCTGAAGATGGAAATGCTGAAGAATCTGTTAAAGGAATAACAGTTACAGCATCATTAATAGTAGAAGCTAGTGTTGTAGTTGCTGGTCCTAAAACTGTACCACCAAATAAACCTGTACCCCAACCGAAACCACCTAACTGTTGTGCTGGTCCTACTGTGTAATAACATAAAACAGAAGTAGATCCTGCATTTGTAACCGGTGTCCCTGTTTCCGTAACCGCCATCGTAATAGTAAATGTTGTACCTGTTGGTACCGTTGTTACCATAAACTTGTTGTCTTCAAATGTTGCATTAGTAAATGTTGAACCACTTAAACCTGTAACAGTATCAAACATTACAATATCATTTTGTAACAAACCGTGATTACCTGTGCATGTTATTGTTACTTCTTTTGAACTTGATGTACTTGTGAAGTCAGCACCTGTTAAGGTATCTCTAATTGGATGTATATCATAATACACACCACCTGAAAAAACGTAAAGAATACTACTAGTACCTATTGCTGCGTATTTAACACCAGCATTATCATCCCAATGATGAATAGCTCTTGCAACACCAGTTAATTTATCATCACCTAATTGAGACCAACCACCTATTTTTTCTGGACTTCCATATCTAAAACGAACAAAGTCACCATCAAACCATTGACCTTCTGCCCCTGTCTCTGTAACTTGTTTGTTGAACCCCGGTGCAAAACCTAATTTTTGTAACATATAACTCCATTTTATTATGTACCCATTTTAGGGATACCTAACATCGGCCTTTTGTCAAACCTATTACTTTCAGCAAAAGGACCATTTACATGGTTATAATGAAGAAACACTTGTCCGCAAGTAGTTCCTTCAAAAGGTTCTCTCCAATGTTCTAACTCACATCCACTATATACGAGCATATCTCCAATTTCAAGCAGGACTTTAGTGCCTGCTGGAGCATTAGGATTTATAATTGTAGGTTTCCCTGGTCCAGATTGTTCAACATTATTAGTTCCTGTTCCGTCTATAAATATTGTCCATGGGTCACCACCCAAATGTATTGTAGTAGATATCTCACAGCTTGGTCTGTCTTTATGTCTTTTCAATTCGTCTCCATTCTTATATACTCTAGCGTATGAATAAGTGGGAATTAAATTTAACCCTGTTTCTTGTTGCATTACTGGTAATACTTTCATTAACAACGTTTCCATTACAGGATCAGCATAATGAGAATAAGTGTTTGGAATCTGTTGATCTGTCCAAGTACCTAACATCCCTGTATCATACGTAATATTGTTGTCGTACATCCATTTAACTGCGTCTTTTTTAAGAAGAAAATAGTTAAATATAAAATTAGCTAATTCATAACTAACTGCTTTTTTGATTACTTGATATTTATCAAACATTAAAAACCTCCTTGTATAAAATTAAAACTAATTGATATTCTGGTGTCATTACTATTATTTACTTCTACCTCATGCCATAGCCAAGCTGGAAACATTATAATTCTTCCTCCTAAAGGTTCAAACAAACCTTCTCGCCATAGTTGTTGAGGCAACTCGCCTTTTTTTCTTACAGGCATATATAATTGAGCTCCTTGTCTTGGATCCATTATCCTAAGTCTACCAGAATTAGGTTGAGATTTAACATAATACACTCCACTAAATAAACAGTTAGGATGAACATGGGGTTTATTATAAGCTCCAGGGGGATTAATATTAGCCCACATATTTCCAATCACAGGAGCTCTATCGAGATGTTCTTTGTTATAAATCTCTTGTTGCATTTTTAATAGTTCATCAACTAATGGTTTATACTCAGGTCTAGAAGCCATATCTGTTGGAGAATGCCAACCATTAACATTTGTTTTTTGAACTCCTTTATCTTGCCTACTCCATTCTAAAATATTTTTTTCTAGGTGTTTATTAAAATTAACTGGATTAGGTATATCTACAGCGTGTATTAAAGTTGGAAAAAATTCAGCAGTTATCATCTAAAAGGTTTTCCTCCAAACCACACAACTAAAGATTGTCTAACACCTCGAGTTACTGGTTGTACTCTATGATTTAAAAAAGATGCAAAACAAATAGCCTGCCCTTGTTTTAAAACTGTAGTTTTTCCTGGTGCCATAAGTTCAAGGTTTCCTCCTTCAAATTCTGAAGGGTCGTTTAATAATAATGTCATTGATATTTTTCTAACTGGAGGTTCATGCGCCATGTTTGTATCACAGTCTATGTGCCAATCATAAAAACCTCCAACAGGATATTCAGTAAATTGAGCTTGTTCTGTAATTCGTATATCACCAAAACCAAAATGATTTTCATTAGCTGTTTGTATAAAATTATTAAGATCTATATACATATGACTCATTTGTTTAAATGGTATCCAACTAATTGTTGTTACTCTTTTCTTTGTATCTGTTCCACCCCCTAAATTATTTTCCATACCTATTTTAGCTGCTTGTGGTTTTTGTGACCTACCAGATTCAATAATTTGTCTACATTGATCTGGAGTAAATAAAGGTTTGTTTGTAGATATAATCCAACTTTTCCATTTAGGTTCTGTTATTATTTTATGTTCGTACATTAAATGATATTCCTCCTCTGTTTAATATTGGACAATAATCAACATCGTAATTAGCTGCTAGTGTTCTTCTGTATCCTGGTCCATTAAAAGGATAAACACAATGTCTTACATCATATGGAAAAATATAAAAATTTCTTTCTTTAATTTCTGGTGCAAAATCACATGCAGCAAATTGACCAGAAGATGATCCTAATATTTGAAGTTGGCCGTTCTGTGGTGAATCTGAAGCAGAATATTCAACACCAAAAGACTCGGGTAATTTTAAAACCATGACAGATGATAGACCTGTAAAAAATGATCCTTGATGTACGTGCACTGGATTGTATTCATGTTCTATCATTTGATTTACCCATATAGAATTAAGTTTTGAAGTAAGGAATTTAATTTTATTATAATTTAAATAATGACTAAATTTTTGTTGAAACCAATTTAATACATTATTGGGTAATAAATTATGTTTAGTCATCTTAGAACTATCGTCACCTTGATAAAATAAACTATGTTCTTTTTCAATTTTACCTATCAATTGTTTATTAGCTGCAGGCAAAGACCCATACTTAGTTTCATAAATTTGATTTATAGTGTTAAATATATCTAAAGGGACTTGATATTGTAATACAGTTTGTCCTAATAAAACTACTTTAAAATCTGATGTGTGCATACATGTCTTTTAGTTTTTGTGGAATTTTTTCTATATAAGGATTGTATTTTTTTTCTATTCTTTCTTTCTTAACTGTATGCATATTACTACCTACCACAGTATCATTATAAGATAAACCATTAATATTAATTTGATCTAAATTTTCAAACCGGTGATTAAAATAAGGTTCTTCAATAAATTTATATATTTTTTTAAATTCTTGTTCAGGGTTTGTTACCAAGTCATCATATTTTACATAGTGACACATATCTTTATAGTTATATGAATTTTTTATAGCTTCTAATTGTTTTGCAACAGCACTATTTTTATTCATAATCATTGATAATTTTTCTTCATCGGTATTTAGATTATATCGATTAGGAAATGCATCAGGGTTTTCTGTATACCACTGCATATAACTAGCTAGTACATCCATTAAATCTCTAAGTAATACTATACATTTAAACGGTCGTTTAAAATGTTTTTGCATTAATGAAAAATTACCAGGAGTCATTACAGGTCCACGGTCAATAATTATACGTTGTGGCCAATCTTTATAAAAAACATCGTAGACTAAATCTAATACATTATCTAATGACTTATGGTTTGGAAAGTTTTGAAATACATCTGTTTGTTTTAATAAAAACAAATCTTTCATTATCTCTAAGGTAATAGAATTAGCGGTTACAACTAAATCTTTATTTTGATTCATAATAGATGCAAACAAAGTATTACCAGACCTTGGCATAGCAACTAAAAAAAATAATTTTTTATTCTGGTTTGGCTCCGAGATCATTGGTCAATTGTTCTTTCTTGTTATAAATCATTTCTCCTGATTTTTTAACTCTTTCTATAGTTTGTAGTTGCCCTAATACATTAAATACTTCTGGCTGTGATGAACCTGATGTTAATGTCTCTGCTTTGTTTTTCATTATAATATGATAAGAATCTAATTGATGGGTATTGACATCTTTAGTATCAAAAGTTCCATCATCAAATTCTTTTTTAAGAACTGACCATAGTTTAATTTCTCTCATTCTATCTCTAGCTACAAGTTGCATGTTAGCAACTGAATAAGTTTTCTCATCTATATCAATTTGAAGTAGTTCTAATTTAATAGGGTCTTTTTCAGTTTCTAATTTTTGTTTTAATTTTTTTAATCTAACTTCGTTACGTCTTGCATCAAAAGACAAGGACATTAAATTTTCTAGAAATACGTTTTGTTCTCTAACACATTGCCAATACTTAGATGCTTTAGTTGGATATTTAGCGTCTTGTAAAACAGACATTCTCATTTCTGTTTCAGTTCTAAACACTTGTTTCTTAGTCCAAGTATCTCTAAGCTCATTAGTTAATTGTGAAAATTCTTTTACGTCGTTTGGATCTAATAAATTATTTAAGCTAGGTGCTTCTTTTTCTATTAGTGCATGTATGTTTCTTTTTTCAGTCATTTTATTCCTTTCATTGAATAGATTAAATATAACTATTAAAAGTTATAAGTCAAGTTATGATAATGTAACAGTTTGTGTTGAATTACTAACTAAAGCAAATGTTTCTGCAGTTCTAGATGGTGCCGCATTACTTGGTGAAGAAGGATCTCCTGCTGCAACCCACATAGCACTACCTGTACCACCTGAACCTGCTTGAGATCTAGATAATGCTAAGTTTCCACTTGTTGTCCAAGCAGAACCATCATAAATTTCTGTTGCAATACCGGTTCCTGGTGAGGGTCCTGAACCACATGCTAATATTGCTGAACTTGTTGACCCTTCTGCATTCATCGAAGCTACACCTCTAGCTGTGTTTAAATTTGGTGTTGCTGTCCAAATAGTACCATTATATGTTTCTGAAGAATTTGTATAACCAGATGCGCCATATCCACCTGCACCAATACAGTCTGTTTGAGTTCCTGTACCTGTTCCGTTAAGTGATCTTCTTCCAACATTTAAAGTACCAGGAACTGCTGTCCATGATCCATTATATTCTAATGATGCTGTCATATTTGCAGAAGGTGCACTTCCACCAAATAATACTCCAGCAGCTTGTGTGCCACATCCACCAGCTTGTTGTCTACCATTTGGTAAATTATTTCCAGGAGAACTCCATGATGAACCATTATAATGTTGTGTAGTAGTAAGAGGGGATGAGTTGTCTCCACCACCAGCAAAAACTGTAGCTGTGCCTGGCCCAAACATAGTTGCACCATAAGTACCTGCTCCTAAATTTCCACCATTAGTAAAATTAGTTCCATCAAATTCTTCTGTTTGATTATACATTGGTGGTGATGCTCCTGGTGAAAATCCACCTGCCATAATTCCGTTTGTTTGACTTCCACATCCTTGAAAAAATCTTCTAGAAGTATTACACGCATTAGCTGATGACCATGTGCCACTTAATGTAGTATTTGCAAGACGCACGCTTCCTGTAGTACTATTATACCATACTTCTCCTTGCTCTGCTCCGGCAGGATCTGCTGATAAATACTTAACTCTTAGTCCTTTAATTTGTGGATAGGTAGTCATTTATAAATTCCTTATGGTAATGTTATATCTGTTGGTCTACCTGGATGTGCTGCTTTATCTTCGTCAGACAATGCATCCCACGCAGCTTTTGCAGCTTCAACTTCAGCTGTAACAATAGCTTGCGCTTCTTCTTTTGTCTTTTCAACACCGTTCTTTTCAGCTAACCAGTAAGCGCCTTTTTCATTGTTACCAATGACCCAAACGTTTCCAGGGTGACCTCTAAGATGAAAGTTTAATCTATCCTCACGGGTAAAAAAACCTTTCCCAGTATGTGTAGCAGTACCATATAAAAATAGTGCCATAGTCTTTACTCCTTTGTTATTGTTATACTCTTAATTTTATTTATTATCAACTCGTTGTTAGTGTTTTAATATTTAATGCTGAAGGATCGGGGGCTGTAAATTCTTCTGTTTTATCTGTAAAACTTGAAGCTGCACCTGTAAGTAAACCTCCAAATGCAAAACCATCTCCTTGAGTTGCACCTGATCCACCTAAATAATATCTTGCTGTACCCATACTAGCTGTATTAGTCCATGCTGTACCATTATATAATTCTGCTACAGCTGTTTGACCTGAACCAGGTGAAGCTAAACCACCAAAACATAAACCTGCATCTGTAGTGCTCGCTGCTGCTGCCGCTCTTCTTCTTGCCGTATTCAAACCGCCTCCGCCAGTCCAACTTGTTCCATTATATTCTTCTACAGTATTATATACAAAAGATGGTGCAGTTCCGCCCATAGCTAAAGCTGATGTTTGTATACCTGCCCCACATATATCGGTTGATCCTGTAGTACCACGACTTAAATTATTTCCTTCTGTCCAAGAACTTCCATTCCATTCTTCTGAGTTAGCTGTACTAGGAGTACCACCAAATAATAATGCAGCATCTTGAAGTCCTGCACTTCCACCATTGTGTCTTCCTGTTCCTAAAGTTCCACCTGGAGCCGCAACGGCAGTCCAATTTGAACCATCCCAAGTTTCAGTTGTAGCTCGTGTTGTTGCTGGAGGTGATGTTTGACCACCAAAACATAAGGCAGCTGTTTGTACTCCTGCTCCACCTCCTAGTTGTTTTGCTACAGGTAAAGCATTTGTAGAAGTCCATGATGATCCATTATAAGATTCACTAAAAGTAAGCGTTCCAGAATTGTTATGACCTCCAAAAATAAATGCAGCAGGTTGAGTTGCTTGCGCTGCTGTCATCATACTATCTCTAGTATTAACTAAATTTCCACCACTTGACCATGTTGCAGGTACAACGATTGTAGTTGAAACATCCCATTCTTGTGTACCATTATAAACATCTGGTGAACCGGGATAGTTTCCACCAAAAGTTAAACCTGAACTAGCTGATCCAGCTCCACCACCAGCTGCTTGTGCTGTAGTAAGACTAGTTGTTGTTGACCAAGCTGATCCGTCAAATAATTCTGTAACTACTGAATAAGGAGATCGTCCACCTGCTGATACAGCATAAGTAGAAGATTGTGACATATTCATTCTGCTATCCTTTTGTAAACTTGCAGTACCTTGACTTGTCCAAGAAGATCCATTCCAAATTTGAGTACGACCTATTAAAGCAGGTGATCCAAGTGAAGTTCCACTTAAAAATAATGCATCTGATTGACTAGCTCCCATAGGACCATTATTAGCTGCACCACCTTGGTTAGCAACACTTTGATCACTCCAAGAACTACCGTTCCAATAAACAGTTGCAGTAGTTGTCGGACCACCACCAAAAAATACTGCAGCAGCATCTGTTCCAGATGCACCAACTTGACTTACTGAACTAGGATAAACCGCTTCAGTTGTCCATGATGAACCATTAAAAGATTCAGCTACATTTGATGGATCATTACCCGCCATAATATAAGAAGTTTGAGTACCTGCTCCTCTGTGACCAAATCTGTTTGTGTTCATGGCACCACTACCAGTCCATGCTGTACCATTATATAATTCTGTTGCTCCTCCGGGTGAACCTCCACCTGCATATAGGGCTGAGCTTTGTAATCCACCAGCACAACCATTAGTTCTAGCTGAACTTAAATTTCCACCTGCTGACCATGATCCTGCTGATAATAAACTTTTAAAAGTATTACTAGTTGTATTATACCAAATCTGACCTTCAGCTACCGCTGTAGTTGGATCGGATGCTATTGACTGTACATATTTTCCAAAAAGTTCTTTATATGTGCTCATAATTTTTATGAAGTCGTTATAGTTAATGTAGCTGAATTAGTTCTACATCTTAATTTTTTTGTAACTGAGTTAAACCATATTTGACCTGTAATGGGATTTGCAGGATCGCCTGCGTAAGACTTAATTGCTTGTCCTTTAATAGTTCTATATAAACTCATATAACTCCTTAATTATTTTTTAGAAGCCAACCTTGAGTTCCATCTGTGAAGGCTAAAGTAAAGCCGGCTCTTTCTGTTGCTACTGTTAAATCTGCTGCTGCGCCTTGTATCTTTTGAGAATTTCTTCCAATAGTTAAATTATTAGTGTCAAAGGTTCCTGCATAATCAATAACGGATACTTCATCACCAATAGACGGTGAACTAGGTAGTGTTAAAGTCCATGCACCACTTGTTGTGTTTGCAAAAATTCCTTGTCCTGCTACTGCTGTGTAAGTTCCAGTCTTAACTGCTTGCCAATCTGTTCCACCAGAATTATCTACAAAAGATAAAACTCCCGAACCATTAGTTGTTAAAATTTGATTTGCTGAACCGTCTGCTGCAGGGAAAGTTAAATTATCTATTACTACTTGACCACTACCTTTAGGTAGTATTGCTACACTAATATTAGTGTCACCCCCAGATGCAGTAAGTGTTGGTTTGTTTCCTGTAGCGGCATTTGCTAGCGTAAGTTCATTAACTGCTGAACTTGTTGCAGTTAATTTAAATAATTCATTTCCATTGGTATCTAAAATTGAAGTACCTATTTTAGGTGAGGTTAAAGTTTTGTTTGTTAAAGTTTCTACTCCATTAAGAGTTACTTCATTTGCTTCTCCTAAAGGAGCTTCAAAAACTCCAGTGTTTGTTGCAACACCATCAAGATAAATAAGTTTATATCCTTTGTCCCCTGTTGCAAAAGTAACGGTTGCACCAGAACCTGATACAGCTTTTAATTGTACTGTGTGTGATCCTGAAGTTCCATTTTTAATAATGTAAAAATTTTCTGTAAGTAATGGAAAAGTAACAATTCTGTTTCCAGATATAGTTCCAGTAAGTTCTATAATTCTGTGTTGAGCAGTACCTGTTAAAGCACCATTTGCAATAGTTAAAGCTGTTGGTGTCCCTGAATCAGTTACAGCTTGAGAATTAACACCACCAGTTAATTGTTCTACAAGACTTAAATTTGCGTTTGTTTTTGTTCCCCAAGTACCAGCATTTTCGCCGGTTGCCATTAATTCTAAACCGAGATCTGTAAAAGTTGATGCCATAATTTTGTTCTCCTAAGCTACGTGTGTTACATCTGTATACGATGTATTTCCTACCACGTCAACATCAGAATAATTAGTATTTCCTACAATATTAACGTCTTGATATCCTAGTACAATAATGTCTCCTACACTAGATACTGCTTCTTGTCCAGTTAATCCCATTACATTCGAAGGAGAAATAGAACCTACTGCACTTGTTGCTTGAACACCTGTAATACCTAAAGCCATTCCATCAAGTACAATTGAACCTACTGCACTTGTCGCTTGAACACCAGTTGGATTTATAAATATTGCAGTGTCTTCTATTAAATTTCCTACTTGTGAATTTATTTGTTGTCCTGTTAAACCGATTACATCAGCGGGAGCAATAGAACCGACGGCTGATGTTGCAACTAAAGTTGCTAATCCTTGAGTATGATCTGCACCGTTATTTAAACTTAACTGACCTTCAGAAACTGTTGCTACTTGACCTGTTGGTGTAATTGTAGGAGATA